TTCGCCGGGGGAAGTTGGTTTCCACTGGGGCGGCGCGTAGGCTGCTGGCTGTGGGGCTGGCTTCGGCGGGGCCTGCCGGGGGATGATCCCCAGCAGGTCGAGGTGGTCGGCGAGGGTCACAGCAGCGTTTTCGTCATGGCATCCGCATAGAGCGGCATTCCAAGCATCGAACGCCGCGCGTTCATCATTGGAGTGAACCTGTCGCAGCAATGGGCGCAGCGATCTTCGGCAGGTATGGCGCGGAATTCTTCGGGGCTGACCGACACTGCCGACATGTGTTGGTATGTGTTGCGGCTGTTGCGAACAATCTTGCCGTTGCGTTGGCCACGGCAGGCGCACGCCGGGACACCGCCTACGCTTTGCTTGAGATGGATTTTGTGGGTCATCTGAGTCATCCTGTTTGCTAGTTCGTATGACCACAATACAGCCTGATCCACCGCGTGCAACTAAATAATTGCACTTGACGCAACTTTTTTTACACCATAAGCCTAAATGACCGAAACACAGGAGGACGCCGTGGAGGCCCAACGACAGATTAGAGAATGGTGCGCCAAGGACGGGCGCAAACTTGGCTGGATCGCCCAGCAAATCCCGGTAGCATCGTCCAGCTTTTCCCGCTGGATGACGGGCCGCATCGTGCCGTCCGCAGTCTACCGCCACCGCATCGCCGACATAACCGGCATTGAGGATTTGCGGTTCGAAGAAGAATGGGTGTCCAAGTGAACCGGGCCGACATTCTGGACACCGCCAAAGAGTACGTCACCAAAGACCGCGCGGCCACACACGGAGATGCGGAACGCAACTTCGGCCTGATCGCCGCTTATTGGTCGGCCCACCTCAACAAGAACATCAAGCCGCACGACGTGGCCGTGATGATGACCCTGATGAAGCTGGCGCGGGCGCGCAGCAACCCAAAGCACACCGACAACTGGATCGACGGCTGCGGGTATCTGGCACTGGGCGGTGAAGCCGCAGGGGAAGAAGTCTGATGGCGCTCTACATCGGGATCGACCCCGGCAAAACTGGCGCCATCGCTGTCATGGACGGTGATGACATGAGCGTGCGCGTGTTCGACATGCCCGGCACCATTGAAGAAAAGCGCGCCATCCTGTCAGAGATAGGCATCGTGCGATGCGCTTGGATCGAGAAGCCGTTTTTCCCAAGAATGATCGGGACGGCCAACGTGGCCCGGATCGCGCAGGCATACGGCGAAATGAAGGCCTGTCTGTTCTACGCTGGTGTGCCGACGAATGAAGTCGCGCCGGCTGCGTGGAAAAAGCACTTCGGCCTGTCCGCAGACAAGGACGCATCCAGAGCATACGCATCAAGCGTGTTTCCGGATCAGTCAAATCTGTGGGCGCGCAAAAAAGATGACGGACGGGCAGAGGCGGCCCTGATCGCTTATTACGGATGGAGGAAGAAATGATCCGCGACATGACCAACGAGGCCTATCACGCAAGGCCAGAAATCAGCAGCAGCGATGTCAAAGCCGTTGCAGGTAAGTCGCTGGCACACTGGAAAGGCAAGCTCTGGAAAGACAGCAGCGCCTTTGCACTGGGAACCGCCGTGCATGCTCTGGTTCTGGAGCCAGAAAAAAATCTCGTTATGCGCGGCCCTGAAGATCGCCGGGGCAACAAGTGGAAAGAGGCCCAGCTTATCGCCGACATCGACGGCAAAATCCTCCTGACGGAAGGCGACTACGATCTGGCAGAAAAGATCGCGGCTCCCGTCATCAACCACGAAGTCGTCAAGGCATGGATCGCCGATCCCAGCTTTGTCGCCGAGGCCAGCTTCTTCGCCACCGATCCCCAAACAGGCGTCAAGATCAAGTGCCGCCCGGACGGATACCTGCCCGACGCTGGCATCGTATTCGACATCAAGACGACCCGTGACGCCAGCCCAGAAGGCTTTCCGCGTGAGATACGGTCGTACAATTACGATCTTCAGGCGGCTCATTACTTGAGGTGCCTGCGGTCGGCAGGGTTCAACGCACACACCTTCATCTTCGTCTGCGTGGAGAAGGAAGCACCCTACGCTGTCGGCCTGCACGCGCTGACACGGCAGTACATTGAAGCAGCCGACATGCGCGTCACGCTGACCCTAGAAAAAATATCACAGGCCGAAGCATGTAACCTCTTCCCGACAGGATGGCCTTTGATTAACCATGTCGATCTGCCGCGTTGGCAGACCGAAGAGCCTGAAGCCGACGTGTTCGACGAAACCGTTGACTTCTGAAACTACCGCCAGAGAGGAGCAAATCATGGCAAACAACGACGACTTCCTGAAGGTCTTGGCTAAAAACGTAACCTTCCAATACCCCAAGCTGAACCAAACCTATCGGTTCAACACCCAAAAGCAGGCCAGCGAACCCTGCGCGCCCACCGCATCGAATGCGGCATGGTCGGTCGCCTTTGAGATGACAAAGGACGAGGCCCGCCCGCTCTTCGAACAACTCAAGGCACACTACGAGGCCTGCCGTGGCCGCAGCCCGAAGATGCCACAGTTCAAGACCGTCTTCGGCATGAAGAAGAACGAGGAGACAGGCACGGTCAGCTTCACCGCCAAGCGCAACGGCATGAAGAAGGACGGCACGCCCAACAAGGCACCCACCGTCATCGACGGGCAGAAGCAGCCGCTGGCCGACCTGTCGTTCTGGGGCGGCTCTAAAGGCACACTGCGCGCATGGGCCGTGGCCGTGATCGACCCCGACGGCAACGGTGGCATCTCGCTGCTGTTGGATGCCGTTCAGGTCACCGAAGCTGTCTACGGCGGCAATGGGCTGGACGACTTTGACACTGTCGAAAGCAAGGCCGACCCGTTCGAGACCAAGCCGCTGCCTGATAACAAGCGGCAAGCTATCCAACAGTCCATTGACGACGAAATTCCGTTTATGATGGAGTGGCGTTGACGTTATCTTTGTGAACCCTTAGGCTTGATATGGCATCAAGCCTAAGGAGATCACATGGAAAGCGAAAATTGGAAACCAGTTCCATCTAAACCGGGTGTAATGGCAAGTTCTCTTGGACGCATTCTGCTTCCGAAGCGATGGGCAGAAATGCCTCATGGCGGACTAAGATGCTATGAACCTAAGCCAACCTATGGTGTTGCGACAAGAGCATCAAAAACCGCGAGGCACGTTTACATGGGGGTCTCAAATAAGTTTTATGGGAACATGAAAGTCCATAGGCTCGTTTGCGAGGCATTCCACGGACCATCTGAAGACCCATCACATGTTGTGATCCACTTGGATGAGGATGCAACAAACAACAGGCCAGAAAATCTGAAGTGGGGGACGATGAAGGAAAATATGAACATGCCGGGATATATTGAATATTGCAAATCCCGGACAGGTGAGAACAGTTCTTACTTGAAGGGCAAGATGGCCAAGGCATAAAGAAGAACCCCGGCAAGCGAGCAACTTGCCGGGGTTCAAATAAACGGAAGCGAGAGAGGAGCCTTCCAATGCAAATAATACAGGCCAATCGTGCCTATTACAAGGACATCAAACATGTCTGATGTCCGCTTCCTGACGGCACCCGGTTCATTCTTCACGCTCATCGACAGACCCGGCGAGCAGTACCCCGGCATCTCGTGGAACGAGATCGTCAAGCTGGTGCAAAACCCGCAGGCGAAAGAAAAGCGGGACGCCGACTTCTTTATTCCATCCACCTACCGCGCGCACAACGCACGCGCCCACGAAGCACAGCGCGAGCATGGCGCATTCCGCGCGCTGGCCATCGACGTGGATCGCGGCAACCCGTCTCTGGAAGACGTGCAAGAGGCCGTGCAGGCCGTGTGCGGCGATGTTGGCGTGCTGATCTATTCATCTTCTGGGGCAAGCCCGGAAAACCGCAAGTGGCGCGCCATCATTCCTCTGGCCGCCGTTGTCACCGGGGCCGAATACGAAGAAATCCAGACAGCCTTCTTCGACCTTCTGCACGTCAATGGCATCCACCCCGACGGCGCGCTGGCACGCTGCGGCCAGCCGATCTACCTGCCCAACGTGCCGCTGGACAAGCGCAACCCCGACCTGACCCCGATATTCTACCAGCACCGCATCCTGCGCGGCAAACCGCTGCGCCTCGACGCCGACAGCCCGATCCTGCAAGAATTGCACCGCAAGGCCGAACAGCGCCGTCTGGCGGCAGAGCAGGCCGAAAAGGCGCGGGCTGAACGTGAACGCCAGCGTGCAGATCGGCGGCAGAAGTTTCCTGATGAGGTCAGCCCGGTCGATGCGTTCAACGCTGACCACAGCATCGCAGACTTGCTGGTCCGTTATCAATACGCACGGCGCGGCGCATCGGATCACTACCGCTCGCGCTACCAAACCAGCCCGTCCTACGCCACCGAGAACTTCGGCACGCACTGGGTCAGCCTCTCAGGCTCAGACGCAGCCGCTGGCGTTGGCAGGCCGAAGTCGCTGGGCGAGCATTCATATTGCTGGGGCGATGCCTTCGATCTGTTCGTTCACTATGAGCATTCTGGCGACTTCGATGCCGCCGTGCGCGCCTATGGTGCCGAAATCAACCCGCCCAAGATTGAGATGCCAGAGAACGGCCTAGATGACTTCGACTATGTCGCCCCGACCGCTGCGTCAGAGGCACCCACCAGCACGATGTCGGTCGAAGATGATGCAGCGCCTAGCGACATCCCTGACGCGCCCACAGACGCCCCTGAAGCTGCCCCCGATTGGCCGACCCTTTACGACATGTTCGACGAGGCCAGCATCGAACCGCGCAAGTGGATTTACGCCCACCACTACCTGCGTTCCTTCGTCAGTGTGCTGGCCTCCGCAGGCGGCATCGGCAAGACATCCCTCCAGATCGTCGAAGCACTCGCCATCGTCACGGGCCGCCCGCTGCTGGGCGAGGAAGTTAAGGAGCGCACGAACGTCTGGATCGTCAACCTCGAAGACCCGCTTGAAGAAATCCAACGACGTGTTCTCGCTGCAATGCGGCATTACGGGATCAAGCCAGCCGAGGTCGAGGGCCGCCTGTTCGTCAACGCTGGCCGTGACTTCAGCCTCAAGTTTGGCATTCAGACCCGCGACGGCGTACTGCCCAACACCAAGCTTGTCGAATACCTCTGCCGCAAAATCCCAGAGAAGCAGATCGGCTGCGTGTTCATCGACCCCTTCGTCGGCGCTCACTCCCTGAGCAGTGAGAACGACAACGTCGGCATCAATGCTATTGTGGCGGAAATAAGGCGCGTGGCCGATATGACCAAATGCGCCATCGGCTTGGTGCATCACATCCGCAAAGGCAACGGCGAAGACGCTGGCATCGACAGCGTGCGTGGCGCAGGCAGCCTCATCGGTGCAGCCCGTGCAGCCCGCGTCATCAACCGCATGTCACTAGATGACGCAGCCAAGCTGGGCATTGACGAGACTGAGGCGCGCTCGATTTTCCGCGTAGATGACGGCAAGGCCAACCTCGCCCCGCCAGCCGCCGCAGGTCTCTATCGCAAGATGGAGGGCGTCAAGATCGGAAACGGCGAGTGGATCGGTGTCTGCATCCCCTACACCCTGCCAGACGCCTTCGACGGCGTCAGCGGCAAGGACGCCAAAGCAGCCCAGAGGATCGTCGCCGACGCTCACACAGACGGAGAGCCGCTGAGAGAGAGTTCGCAGTCCAAGAACTGGGTGGGCGTCCCGATAGCAGACATGCTGGGCATCGACATCACAGAGAAGAAAGGGAAGGCCAAAGTCGCCTCCATCCTGAAGACGTGGATCAAGACAAACGTGCTGGCCGTCGAGCGCATAACCGACCCAAGACAGGCCAGAGATGTGGCCGTTGTGGTGGTCGGAGAATGGATCAGCAACGATGAAGTGTGATAAAAAAGTCACCTCACCTTGCACTTCTCAGGTGAGGAAAGGTGAGGAAAGGTGAGGTAAAACACCCTTCCTCCTCACCCCACCCCCCTAAAGGGGGGTGAGGGGTGAGGAGGTGAAGGTGTTGGTTATGTGAGGTGAGGTGAGGGTGAGGAAATCAGAGAGGACGAGAGCGATGGCACAGAGGCTAAAATGGTCACAGTGAATTTCAACAGGAAGGACATGAGCGCCATTGAGCAGGCCGCGATGGCCAGATGGCAATTGGCCCGTGCAGCGGCAATCGGCGATCAGCGCCGGGCCGATAACGACGGAGCCGGGATAGACCGCGTTGGCGTCATGGCAGAGGTCGCAGTCGCACGCCTCCTCGGCGCAGACTACAGCCTCACATCCATCGGCATCGACAGCGGCATCGACATGTGGGTCGGAAGTGTCAGCATCGATGTCAAAGGCACCATGCGACCCAACGGTCGGCTCCTGTTCAAAAACATCGCAGCCTTCAAGGCCGACACCGCCGTCTTGGTCAACACCGTCGATGGCAATGAAATGGCGGTCCAAGTCATGGGCGGCATCGGCAAGCACGCCTTCAATAACGTGGCGACCATGCGGGACTTGGGCCGAGGGCAGACGATGGTGTGTGAGATTGAGCAACTCATGCCTATCGAAGAATTCTGGCTCGCCCTGATGAAGAGGAAGTTCGCATGAGAAAGCCACAGAGGCCAACCCGGCAGAAGAAAGACGACCGCATCCTGCACAAAGGAGCGACGGCGAATGAGATCAGAGCGGACCTATCGCTGGCACCCTTCGACAAGGCTGTCCGCGATATGGACCGCAAGTGGGGTGTGGATCGCCTGCCAGAACTCGTCTCGGTCGAAAGCGCGGCAAAGTGGGGCAAGGCCGTCGCTGGCCTCAACTCAGCCATCGACGCACAAGACCCAGACAAGGTGAAGTTCTGGGTTGAGGTCTGCCTGCGCGGGCTGGCAGCAATGGACGCCGAAGCCGTCAGCCTCGGTCGGCCCCTATCCGACCCCATGATCTGGGAATACGAATACGAAGGCACAACCTTCGGCATCATCGAAGACGGACGCGAATGGCCCGCAGCCTACGCCAAGCGACCCGGCATCGCGATCCACACCATGCGCGAGGTCGCAGTGGCCCTGCACGAACACCGCAATGGCCTTGTGAACGCGATCAAGCTATCCTTCCCCGGAGCGGAGGTGAAAGCCGTGCGTCGACCGCAGGCTGATCTGGAAGATGACTTCGACTTTCTCAGCGACGGGGTGGTCGAATGAAGGCCGCTTCCAACGCGACCTGATCTGCGCTACACTCTCCGAACTCCCAAGTTGGAATACGCCTCGACTTGCCCAGCCGCCCCTCCTCGGCTGGGCCTTTCTTTTGCCGCAAGCCTGCTGTATGATGCAGCCTGCACAACGGGACGCGGAAGCACCGAAGAGGGGTTAGATCATGCC